GGAGATATTACTGAAATTAACCTAAATAAGACAGATATATTCCCTTTAACACACTTAAACATCTCAAATGCTGTAATAAGCTCAAATACTATCACTTTTACGCTTCAAGTACTATGTGCAGACATATTAGACTACAATAAACAGGATTATAGCTATGATTTATTCTATGGCAACGATAATTTACAAGATATAATGAATACACAGTTGCAAGTAGTCAATTTAGTGTACTCTAAGCTAAAAAGAGGTACTTTAAGAACAGAATTACTACAAGTGGACGACAATATCTCTGTTCAGCCATTTAAAGACAGATTTGAGAATGAATTAGTAGGATGGGGAGCTGATATAGACATAATAATGAGAAATGATATAAGTATCTGCTAATGGACTCTAGTTTTATAACAATAGCACTTAAAAGACTAGGCGACCAAGTTGTAGATAGACTTCAGCAGCAGTTACAGACAGATAACACTATGGCTAGTGGTAATTTGTCAAGAAGTATTAAAGGCAAAGCAGTAGGTAACGCTTTAACAGTTACTATGGCTGGTTATGGTGGAGCTATAGATGAAGGTATTCGTAAAGGAGGTAGACCAGCTAACGGATACAGAATAAAAGAGTGGTTAAAAGTCAAAGGTATACGTCTTAGAGACAATACTACTGGCAGATACCTTAAACAGACAGACTATAATTACAATAAGATAGCTTTTCTTATTAGTAGAAGTATAGCTAGAGATGGAATAATAAAAAGATTCGGATATAAAGGAAGTAATTTTATAGACAGAGCAATAAACAACACATTAGATGAATTTGATGATGCTATATTAGAAGCATTTAATAAGGAGCTAACAAAAGAATTTGATAAAATAAAAACAAATGGCTAAAATAAACGTAAGAAGTCCATACTTTGCCCAAGTAGGAACAATAGGTCTAACAAGTGCTACATTAGAGATGTTAATATACACAGGTGTAGCAAACACAACTTGGCAAGGCAGTCCACAATATACTCTAAGCACAACAGGAACTACTGGTAAGATAAACTTTGAAATAAGTGAACTTATAAGAGATTATATACCAGCAGCTTTTGATGGCGTATACCCAAGTGTTGGTGGCTCTTCTACAGATAGCACAACAGTTTATGTAGATTATAAAATAACAGGGTTTGTAGGAACAACAGCTCAAACACCAATTTATGCTTTTGGATTAAGAGCGTTTTATGGATATGGTTATTTTGAAGATGGCTCAAACCCTGAGTTTGTTCAAGGTTACTTACAATCTAATAATGTTATACTAAAAAAAGATGATGCCCCTATAAGAATACCAGTAGATAATGAAAACACTAACTCAGTAGCTTTCTTTTATCAAGGGCAACAAGTCTATTCTTGGCTTCCTTCTACTGGTCTTAATATACAAGACCAAATTGTTTATATAAGCAATGGTGTTAATGGAGCAGATAGCTTTGAAGAAAGAGTAGAATTAGACGGAGGTACATTTGAGGATAATTCTTGTATTGACCAATTTGAAGAGGACTTTGAGTTACACCCTGTAGATACAGTTTATGTATCAGCAGCAGATGGCTTAACAATAATTAAGGTAGACAACATAGAAGAGTGTAAATATACTCCTTACAAGGTCACGTTTATTAATAAGTTCGGTGCTTATCAAGATATATGGTTCTTTAAGAGAAGTAATCTTAGTATGACTAAAAAAGATGAGATGTTTAAGTCTAACTTAATGGGTACTGCTGGTTCTATGGGTTATGCAACTAATAGGCATCAATATAGTACTTTTCACGTTAATGCTAAAGAAACTTTAAGTTTAAATACAGGATTCTATCCAGAATCTTACAATGAAGTATTTAGACAGATGTCTTTAAGCGACAAAATATGGATAGAGTACAATGAAAAGACTCTACCAGTTAGATTAACCTCATCTAACCTATCATTCAAGACTAGATTAGATGATAAGCTAATAAATTACACAATAGAACTAGAATTTGCATTTGATAAGATAAACAACGTAAGATAATATGCGTAGAGAAGTAGAAATATACATAAATACAGCAGGATTTGGCGAAACTGTAACTTATAAGCGATTAGACATCTTTTCAGAAGAATCTATCAACATAACTAACTCAATACAGGATATTAGAGACATAGCTAAGGTATTTACTGACTTTACACAACAATTTAGCTTACCTGCTAGTTCTCCTAACAACTTAATCTTTAAACATTACTATAATTTTGATATAGATGGTGGTTATGATGCTAGAGTAAAGAAAGAAGCTTTAATAAAGATAAATGGAGAGGATTATAAGAAAGGGTTTCTTAGTTTAAATAGCGTAAGCATGAAAAACGGAGTTGCTTTTGCTTATAAGGCTGTATTTTATGGTAAAACAGTAAATCTTAACTTACTTTTTGGAGATGATGAGTTAGATAACTTAGCTGTAGATAATACTTCTTATTTATCTAAATTTAATCAAACATATACTACTTCTAACGTAGAAACAGGGTTTTCTGACGGATTTAATTTAGTTAATGACGTTTTAGTATCTAATGGTTCTAGTACAACAGCAGGAGACTTATGTTATCCTTTTATAAGTGGTAAAAGTCATTATTATTGGGATTCAACTCACGACAATGGACCTGAGTTAAGAGAAGAGGTTGTTTCAAGAAATGTAAGGCATCATAACAGTTCTACCTCTCATCCTACTGGACTATCTATGATAGACTTAAAACCAGCAATTAGATTATATCATATAATATTAGGTATAGAAGACAGATATGGTATTACATTCTCTAAAAACGGAACAAACGACTTCTTTAGTACGTCTAATGCTTCATTCTATGAGTTATATCTATGGTTGCATAGAGAAAAAGGAGATTTATCTTCACAAATAGCAATAAGTGAAAGAAAACTTGATTTAGATGATTATTTATTTATAAATACAACTCCTACTGGTCAAAACGACCCTAGAAGTAATTCTAATAAAGACTTAGTTACTTCTATTGTGGTTGACGGACCTGATATTACAGAAATTTATTATAATTATCAAATACAAGTAACTCCTACTGGAACAGGACTATATACTTTAGAGTTATTTGATGGAGAGTCAGGAGAAATAATAGGAACTTCAGAGCATTCTGGAGGAGGCCCTGTTACTAGAAGTTATACGATACAAAAGGAATTTGGAAGTGGCGAAGGAACACAAACTTTTACCCCTATATTTAAAGTAAGAACACAAGGAGGTATAACTCAAATAGCTGTAAATAGTTTTAATATAGTATACAATGAGGTAGATAACTCAGGTGGTTCTGCTGGTTATACTGCTAACTATACATACAATGGAGGTAACGCTATAGGCGTTTCTTCAGGTATAAATATAGTAGATAATATGCCTAAGATGAAAGTTATAGACTTTTTAACATCTATATTTAAGATGTTTAATCTAACTGCTTTTTATGATGGAGAAACAATTAAAGTAAGAACATTAGACAAATTTTATGATGAAGGAACAAGTCACGATGTAAGTCAATATATTCATGCTGACAAACATACTGTAGATAAAGCAAACATATATTCTAAAATAGATTTTGAATATCAACAAGCTTCTACTTTTGCTATAGTCAACAGTAATGAAATAACTAATGATGAATTTGGTAATGAAAGACTTAGTAACAGGTCTAATGCTATAAGCAACCCTTTAGCATTTGATGGAGGAACGTATTCTGTTAAGTTAGGATTTGAACATCTTATGTATGAGAGAATGACTGACCAAAATGATGACACAGACAGAACTACTGTACAATGGGGATGGATGGTCAGTAAAGATGAGAATCCAATACTTGGAAAACCTCTAGTTTTTTATTGTAGAAAACAAGACACTTCTAATTATGTTATATTTAGTACAGATGGTTCTGATTTTGACCAATATATAAGACCAGCAAATACCTTAACAACAAGTGCGTCTACTAATTTACAGTCAATTCATTTTGGCGAAGAAGGAGATGAGTTCTTTGTAGATAATATAAATACAGAAAGTCTGTTTAACAATTACTACTTTAACTATATAGTACCTATATACAATGAAAAGTCAAGATTATCTAAGTTTGAAGCTACATTACCTTTAAGATTAGTTACTAAGCTACAATTAAACGACAAACTAATTATATCAGGTAGAAGTTATAAGATAAACAGAATACAGATGAATATAAATACTGGTAAGGCTACATTAGAATTAATAAACATAGTAGGTCTTGACTTTAACTCTACTGTTGTTTCTTATCAAAATAATTCTGTCTCATTATATTTTAGTTTATCTATTCGAACATTACAAGATTTATCAA